TCACCATCGATGGCACTAGTCAAGCCTGTCTTGATTTTACAGTAACTGGATCTCCGAATTTAAATTTCTTGATCAACACAACCGGAACAACCACTGAATTTTCAGTTTATGGAAATTTTACTATCTTGCCGTCTACATCGTGTCTTTTAGCAAAAATAACTTTAAAAAATACCACTGCAAAAACCATTACAACTAATGGTGCCAACATTATTGGAATGGATTTAAGGTTTTCTGGTTCTTCGACTAGTACTCTCGGAAGCGCATTATATACAACTGGAAACTTAAAGATCACTAGTGGTACATTTAATACAGCAAGTTATAGTTTAACTCTCGGTTCTTTGCATGGATCCGGAGGATCGATAACACTTAGCGCATCCACTGTTACCCTTACGGATTATGATGCTTTAAGTATTGGAACAGGTGTAACACTTAACGCAGGTACATCGATAATCAATTGTACTAATGATGGACCATTATATGTCTATGGTGGCGGAAAAACATATTATAACGTGAGTTTTTCCGGCAGCGCGTGGTTATATGATGGACCGAATACATTTAATAAATTAACAATCGGTAGTGGAGGAGACTTTTATTGTTTTGCGAATCAAACAATTGGAACTTTAATTGCATCTGGAGCAAGCAACAGTAATCGAACTGCAATTTTTGGACAGCAAGACAGCGGATATACCAATGGTCGGCGTGGTGGAGTTCGTACTCTTACTGTTGGCACATGGACAACAAAACAATATATCGATTTCCGGGATATAACTGCTGCTGGAACTTCTGCTCCTTGGTCGGGAACAAGTTTAGGCGATTGTCAAGGTAATAGCAATATTACTTTTCCAGCAGCAAAAACCGTATATTGGAGATACGGTAGTGCGGGCAATCTTTATGACCCAGGATGGTCATTAACTTCTACAGGTAATATTGACGCTTCACTTTTTCCTTTAGCACACGATACAATCGTTATTGATAACAATACCACAACTCAATTGACATTTCCTTATGGTTATAACATCAAAACAGTAGACAGTTCAGCTAGAACGAGTGCACTCACTATTTATGTATATGGTCCAAATCATTACGGAAATTGGAGTACTGGATCTGGAATTACATATGCTGGAGCAAACAGCATTACATTTTCCGGTAATGCTCCACAAACATTCTCATCTAATGGTAGACAAGTTCCTTTTGGTTTGAATGTCTTATCAACCAGTACAGTAACTCTTCAAGATGCGTTAACGAGTTCTTCCAGCCTAACAATATCATCGGGAACATTTAATGCAAACAATTATCCAGTAACCATATCATCTTTTAATCCCAATAATGGCTGGCAACTCACGACAGCAACGATGGGAACTGGAACATGGACTATTACAGGATCTGGTGCAGTTTTCACTCTTGATACTGCGTCGAATTTAACATTGACAGCAAATTGTAATGTAATACTAACTTCGGCATCAGCAAAATCATTTCAAGGTAAAGGAAAAAATTACACAGGAATTACACTTGTTCAAGGTGGTGCTGGAGCACTTACTATTGATGGTTATAATACTTTCACCAATATCGACAATAATTACAAATCGAGTGGTTCAACTACAATTACACTTACTTCTGGAACTACAACATCTGTTGCTAATTTTACAGCATCAGGTATACCAGGAGGGTTTCTGACACTCAATAGTTCTACTGCAGGAACTCCTGCAGCATTATCTAAAACTTCAGGAACGATCAATTCTAGTTATTTGAACATTAAAGATTCTACTGTAACGGGTGGCGCAACATGGAATGCAACATCATCAATAAATGGTGGTGGTAATAATGGATGGAATATCTCAAGTAATTTTAATAATTTCTCAGTATTTTTTGATTAAACAGTTAATAGATTACTTTATTTATAAATAACTTAATGAAAACCTTAATAAGAAATCTACTGCCACAAGACACAAGAAGTGTTGAGTATCCCTCAGCGGCAGGTCTTATTGTCTGTTCAGTTATGTTGTTCTTCAACCTAATCCCTCATGTTAACCATATTGGGTTCTGGTGCATCGCAACATTCATTCTCGGAGTAGTGTATATTATATCTCTACTCCATTTCCCTAAACTAGATTGCTGTCGTCCAGTGTTATCCTGGTTGGCAGGATCATTTTGGATCTGGTTGACATTTTCGCAGCCACTTTCTATTATGGCAATACCAGTCTTTCTCATCGGTGTTTCTAACATAGTAGCATTCCTTATAAATACAGTAATATTGAGTGAAACATGGAAACCGTAATAGTAACTGCATTTAATACACTTAATGGAAGCTCTGGATTTCTGAGTATCCTAATAAGTTTGTCTACCTTAGTTTTCGGTGGTTGGTTGTTTTTCAAAAAAACCAAAATCGAAGAAGTTACATCAGTAGGCACATTACAACAGAAACAAATAACCAGCCTTCTCGAGCAAATTCAATTTCTCGCAGAAGAACTAACAAAGGCAAGAAGTCAAATTGCCGAAATTCATGAACAGAATGTTCATCTAATGCAACAAGTAAGAGAGTCCAATCATAGAATACAGGAATTGGAACGTCTTCTTGATATTAACAGGAGTTTATAATTATGGCAGCAATGTCAAACTATCTAGAGAACAAATTGGTGGATCACATCTTCCGAGCAACCCCATTTACAGCACCAACAACGCTATATGTTGCTTTGTATACAACATCGCCATCTGATGCAGGTGGTGGTACTGAGATCCCTATCACTACTAATCCTTCTGCTAATAGCTACGCAAGAGCAGCAGTAGTAACATCATCATCATCACCAGCATGGGCGAATACACAGGCAGTAGCAGGAAATGCTGCGTCATCTGGAACTAATGGTCTAACTTCCAACAACAATGCTATTACCTTTGCAACTCCTTCTGCCTCATGGGGGACAGTAAGGTACTTCGGCATCCTAGATGCAGCAACTGGAGGCAATCTATTATTTCAAGGACAATTAACTGTGGAACAAAGTGTTAACATTGGAAACGTAGTGTCTTTCTCTGCTGGGTCGCTACAGATTACCTTCGCTTAAATACGTTAGTAATACGTATAGGGCTGCTTTATTGCAGCATAACGCGATAAATACAAAATAATCATAGGGGCTACTATGTCAGTAACAAATCGCGAAGGTCTAAAGAATTATGCATTGAGAGCACTTGGTGCTCCGCTAATCACAATTGATATTGCCGATGAACAGGCAGAAGATCGAATTGATGAGGCACTTGCATTCTTTCGCGAATATTACTTTGATGGTATTGAGAAAGTATACTACAAGCACCTAGTTACTGAACAAAATGTAACAGACCAATTTATTACACTACCAGACACTATCTGGAGTGTAAATCGTATTTTCCCATACCCAACAAGCAGCAGCTCTAGTTCGGTGAATATCTTTGACCTGCAATATCAGTTGAGAATGAATGACCTGAAGGATTTGACCAGCACAAGTCTAATCTATTATAGTCAAGCAATGAGTCACATTGCTCTAATTGATAACCTGTTGAACGTACAGAAACAGTTTAGATTCAATAAACTAAATGGGAAACTATATATTGATCAGAACTGGGGTATCGCTGGGTTGGCAGCTGGTCAATACCTTCTATTTGACGTATATACTGCATTAGACCCAACTGCTAGTCCTAAACTATGGGATGAGCGTTTATTCAAAGAATACACCATCGCCCTGTTTAAGAAACAATGGGGCACCAACGTCAAGAAGTATCAGGGTATTCAACTACCTGGTGGAGTGACGATTGATGGACAGTCACTGTATGAAGAAGGCAAGGCAGAACAGACTGACATTGAAGATAAGATTATGAGTCAGTTGTCGCCACTAGAATTCTTTATGGGCTAATCCTCATAGTCACAGTTGAATTATACTCCATTAAACCAACTCATAAAATAAACTTATGACTTTACGCCTGCATAACTCCGTATATGGGAATGAGAATCTGTTGATCGAATCTATGATCACGGAAGCCATCAATATGCACGGCGTGGATTTTATGTATATCCCACGAAGTTTAGTTGGTAAAGAAGATCTGTATGGTGAAGATAGGTTGAGTCGCTTTAAGAATGCCTATCCTATCGTTATGTATATGGAGAACAGCGATGGCGGTTTCCAAGGACAGGGAGCATTCGCCTCAAAGTTCGGTCTAACGATGGAACAGTCTGCTACTCTAACTGTAGCAAGAAGAAATTGGGTTCAGGCAGTCGGTAGATATGGTGACACAATCCTTCCGAACCGACCAGCTGAGGGTGATCTACTTTACTTTCCGATGACTGGTGGATTATTTGAGATTATGTTCGTACAGCACCAAGACGCATTCTACCAGTTAGGTCAGTTGTATACCTACAAACTTACAGTAGAACTGTTCCGTTACAGCAGCGAAGTTATGGAAACTGGTGTTACAGATATCGATGCATTTATGGAAAACAAGAGTACTGATGTAACTCTTAATGATCCAGAGAAGCCAGATTCCTTCGGTGATAATAGTAAACTTCGTGCAAAGGCAGATGCCTTTGTTTTTGACCTCAATAATCCGTTCGGGGAACTTTGATGTTTAACGTGCCATATTACCACGAGTTAATTAAAAAGACAACTATTGGATTCGGAGCTCTTTTCAGTCAGATCAAAGTAATCCGCAGAAACCCTGCCTCTGGTGCAGAAGCACAAGTAATCTCTGTTCCTATTGCGTTTGGTCCAAAGGAAAAGATTCTTACGAGGCTTGACCAAGATCCATCGCTAACTGGTCATACATATATTACTCTGCCAAGAATGGCATTTGAGATCACAGGTTATAACTATGACACATCTAGAATGGTCAATAGGAATAACAAAATCCAATGTTATAAAGATCAGACGCTATCTGCGATATATTCCCCTGTTCCTTATAACATCGAATTCTCATTGTATGTGTTAACCAAAGGAACAGAAGATGGTCTGGCTATTATTGAGCAGATCCTTCCATTGTTTACACCAGAGTATTCATTTACAGTAAATGCTATTCCGGAAATGAATATCTCTCAGGATATTCCAGTTGTGTTAAATGGTATTTCTGTGTCAGATGATTATGAGGGTGACTTTGCTACTAGACGTCTTGTTACTCATACACTTAATTTCACTGCAAAGATAAATCTGTTTGGTGATCTACAGACTTCTGGTGTTATTACTAGGGTTGATGCGGATATTAAGAAATTCGAGAATTACACTGCGACGATGGATGCGGATGGTAATATCGTTGTTGACACCTGGACAATTACGTCAAGAGAATCAATGGAGAATCCATTGGCAGCAAACATAACTGTCACAGCGACTGTTACTGCTTAATGGCAACTGTCTTTTATCAGGCGAACCCGAATCTTAAGAATGTCGGTGTTCCGATTGAATACACTGCTGAGCAAGTAGAAGAATATATCAAGTGTAAACTAGATCCGATATATTTCATCAAGACTTACATCAAGATTATCTCCCTTGACCTGGGTCTGATAAATTTCAATCTCTATGACTATCAGGTTCGATTCATAAATCAAATCCACGATAGTCGCCGAGTACTGGGTATGTTCCCGCGCCAGCACGGAAAGACTACCACAGTAGCTGCCTACCTCTGCTGGTATTTGTTATTCAATGATAGTAAGACCGTCGCTATTCTTGCGAATAAGGCAGCAGCTGCTCGAGAAATTATGTCTCGTCTTCAGTTGATGTATGAGTATATTCCTAAGTGGCTACAACAAGGCGTCGCTGAATGGAACAAAGGATCGATCTCACTTGAGAATAACAGCAAGGCATTTACTGCTGCGACCAGCTCTAGTGGTATTC